GCTGATAGCCTTGCCGATGCCACCCTTCGGCGCGATGCTCTTCGCGATTGCCGCGACCGAGAGAATCGCCTGCCCGACAAGCGCGGGAACCCTGCCGCTGCTTGACGTGAGCGTGAGAAGCGCCTGACCCACTGCCCTGCTCACACCTAGATCGGTCCCGAAGTAGAGAACGCAGGGATAGCTCGCCGCCCAGTAGATCACGTCGTGGCAGAACGACCAGTAGTGGAAGTAGCGCGACCAGCGCACGCCGACCGAGCAATCGAATGAGATTGCCGAATCGGGGAAGTAGTTAACGCTCGATCCCCACGATCCCGAGCCTCCGTCGCCGTCCCAGTAGACGATGTTGGGAGTCGCGTCGGTGCCGTGAGCGTAGATGCGCACCTTGCCCGCAGTCGGGCTTGGCGCTATCGCGGGATCGTCGCCAATCTGGTTGCTCGGGTTGTTCGCGGTCCAGGTCGCCCCGAGATTGTCGGAGTAAGAGTAGCGAACGTACTTGCTCGCTCCCGAGAGATACGTGAAGTGGTAGCGGTTGCTCGCGTCAACGTAGATCGGCGTTCCCTGGTCGATGCCCGTGAACGCCGAGGTCGCAATCGTGTACTCACTTGACCAGGAACCCGAGTACACCCGACAGATGATCACGCCATCGGTTTCGCCATTGAACGCGCCATCTGCCCAGGTAACGATGATGCGACCGTTCATGTCGAACGCGATGCCAGGATGCCACGCCTTGTGATCGCTGCTGTAGCTATGCCCCGAGTCGAGCTGAGTAGCCGAGGACCACGAGCCGCCGATGCGATTGCGGTAGTAGATGCGGCGGTTCGCGGCGTCCGCGCCCTTCAGATAGACGACGTGCGGCACGCCGTTGGCGTCAAGCGCGAGCGCGAGTAGCTCGTCTCCCTGACCGATCTCCGCGACGGTCGCGGAGTCAACGGTGGTCGGGCTGCTCCAGGTTCCAGTCGCAGTGTTGTAGGTTCGATAGACAAGCGACGTGTCGGTGCCGACGCCGCTGGACCAGCCCGTTCGCACGGTATAGGCGACGTGTATCGTGTCGGCGTGGTCAACTGCCATCGCCCAGGCGTTCACGTCAGACGGTCCAGAGCCGGTCACGGTGAAGCTCGCGGGGACCGCCGAGAGCTGATCGGCCTTGTACATCAGCAGGGTCTGCCCGAGGCCGGACGGCGAGTTGCCCATCGGATAGGTGTGGAAGTCCCAGGATGCGATCCAGACGCGTCCATCAGACGTTCGGACAATCGCCCTCGGCGTTACATCCGAGTAGCCATCTCCGACGGCGATGACCCGACTTACGCCGGTGCCCCAACCGAAGATCGTCGGCACCGCCTTGAGAATCGCCTTGCCGAGCGCTACGCGCGCAGCCAGCGTGCGAGGAGAAGCGCTCGCGCTTTCCAGCGCCGAACCCTTGGCACCGTGCGCTCCCACTTCCTTCGCGAGCGAGCTGAGCGAGAGAACGGCGCGACCGTAGACCGTGGCAATCTGAGAGCCGAGCGCGATGCTCTTCGCGCTCAGCGAGGAGACGGCTCGCCCGAGCGCGCCCTTCTGAGCGCTCGCCTTCGTCGTCGGCGCGAGCTTGCTGACCGCGAGTCCGAGCGCGCCCTTCGCTCCGCTGTCCTTGCCGAGTGGCGCGAGCGTGAGAACGAACCCGCCGACGACGCCAGTTGTGTAGCTGATCGTCTGGACGTTCGAGTAGCCGGAGTTGCCCTCGCTGTCCATCCAGCGAACGCGCCACGAGTAGGTTGAGCCTTCCGAGAACGGCCCATCGTCTACGTAGGCAGACGCGCCGCTGGCGAGCCGAGCGATCTCGACGTAGCCGCCCGCGTCCTTGTCGCGCTCGATAGAGAGCTGTAGATTGCCGGTGACGGCGATGCTTCGCGTCCTGAGCTTGGCGACAAGTGAGAGGACCGCACCACCCATCACTCCCGAGAACGCCGTGCCGATGCCGAGAGCCTTCGTCGCGAGCGAGAGCTTGCCTCTTCCCGATGCTTCCTTCCGCGCGCTGCTCTTCGCGAGCGCGCCTGTCGCGGAGATGCCCTTGCCTGGCGTCGCCTTGACGCCTCTCGTGAGCGCTGCGCTGCCGAGCGAGAGCCTTCCCTGCCCGGTGACGCCACCCGCAGCGGCGGGCTTGAGTGCGAGCATGATGCCCGCGATCTGGTTAGCTTCGGCTGACGCTATGGAGACGGAGATGATGCCCGATGCGCCTGCCGTTGCCAGATTGCCATCATAGAGCGAGACGCCGTTGGCATCGACGCGCTCGTTGGTGACAGGCGCAGTGCCGCTTACCCACGCTCTGCCATCGTAGTTGCCGCAGACGGCAACGAGCATAGAGCCGTCAATCGTGGTCGTGATGCTCGGCAGCAGGACGATGTTCCGAGCATAGTCGGCGTGAGTGTACTCAGTCGCGGTTCCGTCCAGAGGATCTCCGCTGGCGAGTCCTCCGGTGTACGCTTGCACGACCCACCCGTGCCAGCCGGAAGTGCTCGCTGTCCACGTCCACGACGCGCCTTCGGACGACGCGCGCTTCCAGTAGACTCGCATCCAGAAGTCGGTCGTTGGCATCGCGTTCTCGACTTCTTCGACCAGCGCCCATCCCGAGGGAACCGAGGATATCGTGCAATCATCGTTGTACATCCCGACGATGAGCAGGTCACCATCGGCAACGCCGCTTGGCTTGGTCACAACGATGCTGGTGCCAGTGACCGATCCGCTACCCGAGCCATTGGTGGTTCTAGCCGCGATTGCCACGTCTAGTCACCTCCTAGCTCCACGTCAGATCGACGTTGGGATCGTTGCGAGTTGCCACCAGAACGGGATTGATCTTCTTCGCTCCGCGCGCCCTCTTCGTTGTAGACGAAGCGCTCTTGCCAGCACCCGGCGAGGCTTTCACGGACGCGCCCTTCGACGCAACGTGTGAGGCGCTGATGGCTGCGCCGGTTGACGTTTGAATCTTGCTGCCAGCCGCGAGCGACTTCGGACTGGACGTGCTGATGCCCTTGCCCGTTCCGCCCTTCGCGGAGACGCTCTTCGGAACCGCGCTGCCGCTGGATATCGCGCGTGCTGGCGCGTCCTTGACCGACAGCTCGCGCATCGTGTGCGCGCTCGCGCTGATCGCTCGCGCTTCGGCTCCCTTCGGCCCGAGTGCCTTGACCGTGGCGATGCTCGTGGATATGCCCGCACCGGTCGCGCCCGCGATGGCCTTGACGCCGGTTTCGAGGATGCGTGGCGTCAGCGTGGACTTGCCCGCGCCCGTGCCTGCGTGGTTGATGCCCGCCGCGCTTCCGTCCGGCTCGGCATCGTAGACTGCGGCATTGTCGTAGTAAGCGTCGCCAGCCGCCGTCCACGCGTACTCGTAGAGGCAAGCGCGGAACTGATGAACGGTGCGGGTGCCCGCGCTTGAATCGGTGTACGTCGCGACCTGAGTGCCGTCCATCCAGAGCGTAAAGACCGGGTTCGCGCCGGTCTTGTCGCAGAGGAGCTTCCAGGTGTACCAGACTCCGAGCGTTGGCGAGGACGAGAGCGCTACCGTGACTTCCGAGCCAGCGCGCGTGTAGATGAATAGCTGCCAGGTGCCCGACGCCCGACGTAGGCACGCGATCATCCGATAGGCGGTTGACTCCTCGCGGAACCCGAAGCACTCTACCGTGCCGCCAGTGCCAGCCGTGTTGAACTTCGCCCGAATCTTGGCGTAGAGCAGATTGCTCGCGGGCCAGGACTGCGTGCGGAATGCCCAACCTGAGCCGCTCGATGCGCCAGCGAACGCGATGTGATGACCGTAGCTGCCAGTGTCGAGAGCGCCCGCGATCACCTCGTTGGTAACGGTTCCCGTCACGCCGTTGCCCGACCACCCCGAGAACGATCCCGACTCGTAGCCGTCCGACCAGAGCGCGGTCGCTCCGCCTCCACCAGAGCCAGGCCACGAGAGCATCTTGGGCGCGAGCGTCATCATCGCGCCGCCTGTCTCTACCTGCGGCACATCGTAGGTGACGCGCAGTTGGATGGAGCTGAGCCAGAGCGCGGGGTTGGCATCGGTAGATGAGTGAATCCCGAAGCGGGTCAGTAGCGTGTTGACTTGCGTGTAAGTCCAGGCGGCTGACGTTTCGGGGTTGACGGTCCACGAGTCCTCGTACAGCGTGAACGTGGTGCCGGGGTTGTGGTAGGCGAAGTTGTACGCGGTCCCGTTGACGTAGATGCGCCCACCGATGCGGTTGTTGCCGCTCGTGGCATCTCGCGTGTAGAAGTCCACGTAGACGACGATGTTGCTGGCATCTGACGGAAGCGAGAACGCCGAGAAGCCGAACTCGATGTACCCTGCGGTGGTGCCGTGGACGAGATAGTCGGCGGTGTCGGGGAAGTCGTTGACTACCGTGTAGTCCGTCGAATCCCACGTTCCAGAGGAACCGATGGTAGAGGTCGGCGCTTTGATTGCTTCAGCCATCGGTCCCTCCTCTCACGCGGAATGACTCGCTCCTGAGAACCACGATGCTTAGATGAGGTTGAGGTCGAAGCTGGTGCTCGCCGCCTGAACGGTGAACGTGCCCTGAGCGCCGAACGTCTCGGAGACGCAGAGCTGGCACACGCCGAAGCCATCGGTGGTGAGCGCGATGGCGGTTCCGTCGTCGGCGGCAGCGGTCACCTGGAAGTCGTCAACGGTCAGGCCGGTCGTCTTGATGTAGTACTGAGTGCCAGCGGTGACGCCCGTTGGCAGCCCGGTGCCGAAGAAGACGACGCCCTGTAGCGCGGTGAAGCCGTGAGCTGGCGAGCGGAAACGGTCAGCCGCCGCCGAGTCGTCCACGTTGAAGACCTTCGCGCCGGTCGAGCCGTTCGGGACCATTCCGTAGAACGTGCCCGACGTGACCGCCGACCAGAACCCGATGAATCGCACGGTCTGCCCGGAAGCAACGTCGAACGCGACGTTGGCGTTCAGCGCCTTAGAACCAGCCGAAGCAGGGTTCCAGACGCACGTCTTCCGAGCGTAGGCGGGAGAGCCGCCGGAGCACTCGTTTGGCGTTCCTGTCGCCGCGTAAAGCTGGTGAAGCGACATATAGGCCATCACCGCCTCGTCGAGGGCGTCAAGCATTAGGGCTTTCGCCGCGTCACTGAATGGCATTTTGCATCTCCTGTTCTTGTTACGGATAGACGAGGAGCGTGAGCTTCCCGCCGATGTAGGTGAGTCCTGCCGTCTCGTAGAGTCCGATGGCGGCTGCTTCCGAGACGACAAGCGCCTCTACGACGCCGCCGAGGGTTGGGTCCAGCTCCAGCGCGGTCTTGATCGACTTCGTGCCGCTGCCCGACATGTACGGATAGCTGAGCGCGTAGCCCTTCGCGAGTCCGTTCGCGGCGGACGTGGCAGCGACGTTGATCTCGAAGCGCATCGCTTCGTCGGAGTCGAACGTCTCGTCGAAGGCGACTCCAACGAGCGCGGGCCAGGCGGCAGGGCAGTTGATCTGATCGGGCTGCTCAGCGTGAGCGTGCAGACCGCTGATCGTCGCGAGCGATACCTTGATTGCCGCCATCACGTTCGCTATGCTTGCCATCTGGCCTTGATCTCCTCCGCCGCGTGCTGTAGCGTCGCCTGAATCGCGTCGCGAGATGCCTCGAAAGCCGGTCGCAGGTATGGGTGAGCTTTCGTGCCTCTGCGCGAGATAGCGCGCGCCAGTGCGTAGGCGTTCATCCCGTGCTTCTTCGCCCATCGTCCGAGCGCGCCTGGCGGCGGGAAGTGCCTCTTCGTTCCTAGCTCCACGAAGCGTGCGTACTTGACGTTGGTGCCGACTTGCACCCAAGTTGGCACGGGCGATGGATCGACGATGTAGGTGATGCTGTTCCGCAGGCGTCCCGTGTCAACGGGCACCCGCAGTTTCGCTTCTCGCTCGACCGTGAGTCCCGCGCGAGTGAGCGCGTTCTTGAGAGGTCGCGCGGTCAGATCGTCCAGCTTCTTCACGAGCTTCTCTATGCCCGTGACCTTTACTCGCACCTCCATCGGATCACCAGATGCCCTGGCGATTGATCTCAAACTCCAGCAGCAGTTTCACGTCGGGATCGCTCTTCGCGATGTAGACGGCTGCTACCACGTCCGAGCCGCCGACGATGCCAAACGGAGCGTCCCTCCGACGATAGAGCCGCTCGGCCATCAGCACACACGCGGAGCGCACGTTGGCGGGTGGCGTGGATGCGCTGCCCCACGATCCCGCGATTGATACCTCGGCATCGGCGGTTGAGAGATTCCAGAACGTCGTGGACTTGAGTTGGATGCCGCGATAGGGCGGGTCGTTGCGCGGCAGTAGCCAGTAGTAGGTGCTGCCGATCACTACCGCGTCTCCGTTGGTCAGCGTCGTAACCGCGAGCAGATCGGCATCGAGTAGGAGCATCTGTCCATAGATGCTGGCGTTGCGGTAGTAGCGAGTGGCCGAGGTAGCGTAGTAGGTATGTCCGGTAACTTGTTCGATTGCTCGGCTCGCCGCGTTGATCGCTTGCTCAATCAGCGCGTCGTCGGTTTCAGTCGTCTCTCTGAGAGCGGCCTTCACTTCATCGAGCGTGCAGTAGTACTCGGCCATTCGCTGCTCCTTCCCGCGCGCGAGCGCGAGAGATTGCCAGGACTATGATTGCCCTGGCTATATCTGACTGGCGGGACGGAGTGTGACGTTGGTGCGTCGAAGCAGTGATGCTGCTCAGTTCGTCCCGCCAGTGCAGACCGATGAGAAACGCCGCCGAGGGTGAGTCGGCGGCGTCGGCCTGGTGATACTCTCACCAGGGGTGCTAGAACCCAGTGCACTTGGCGAACATCGCGGGTCGCCATACGACGAAGGCGAGTCGAAGCTCCGCGAGGATCGTCTGCATGTTCCGGATGAACTGATCGTTGATGGTGCCGACGCGGATCGCCGCCTGCTCCCTGTCGAACAGGGTGCATCCCTGGCCGAAGTCGCCAGCGAGCGCGGTATTCTCGGTCACTACGTCCGACTCGACGACGGGTATGCCCCACACGGTCGTCGCGCCGAGCGTGTTCGGTGGCCCCATCAGGTACTGACCGAGCGTCGCGGTCGCGGCGTTCTCACGAGCGAGCCGGATCGGGGACCAGTCGTTCGGGTGAACGAGGTAGGCCTCGGGCCGTCCGCGCCCGGTTACTCGAACGCTCTGCCGCAGGTTCCACAGGGTATCGAGGGCGTTGGTGAAGGTTCCCATCGTGACGCCCGCGATATGCAGGAGTCCGTCCAGGTTCTCACCCGCAGCGTTGCCGGTCACTACCTGAGTCTCCAGCGTCAGATCGAGTCCGAGTAGCAGCCGTCCGTTGATGATGCCCCGGATCATCGGAGCGTCGTTCAGCATCCGGTTGGTGACCGGAATCCAGTGAGCGAGAGACTTGACGGCGCTGGTGCAGATCGCGTAGGCAAGCGCCGACTCGGGCTTGGCACCCGTGCCACCGAGCGCGGTGGCGTCGTAGGCGGTCGCCTCGACGGTGAACGCGGCATTGTTGGTGAAGGTGGACTCGGACACGTACTCGATGGTGTCGCTGTCCGTGGTCACTCGCGGGATCAGGTCGAGCACCTGAATCTCCCGCTGCCGAATGTCCACGAAGCCCGCTCGCCGGTCGTTGACGACGAAGGCACCGCCGGAAGTCTCGGACCCGCCACGAAGCAGGGTTTTCCACTCCAGTAGGCTCGTGCCTTCCTTCATGGCGACGGCGAAGTTGGGTCGCGCGATTGCCATCTGGAAGGTGCCGTCGATCTTGAGTCGGCGGTACTCGGTGCTCTGGATGAACTGAGTACCAGGGTCGATGCGCTTCCCCTCCAGAATCTTCGCAGTCTCGGGATTCGAGGGCAGAGCCGGGTTCGCGGGTCGGCTGTAGCGATCAACGCCGCTCAGGATGCGATTGCGCCGAGTCTCAGTCTCTTCGAGGCTCTGGAGCTTCGCCTCCATGCTGTCCACGTCGGAGAGCAGGCGCTTTACCTCGCGCTCGTCCTCGGCGTCGGTGATCGGTCCGTCGTACTTCTTCTCGATGAGGTCCGCCTGCTCGAAGCACTTCTTGATCTCCGCGCGGGCCTCGGCAACCGACATAGACATGGTTGTCTCCTTCTTGCGATGTGAGCTGAGATGTGTGCGAGGGCGCTAGATGATTCCAAGCTCGCGCAGATGAGAGCGCCTCTTCGCCATTTCGAGCTGGAGCCGAACGTCGGCCCGTGGCTCTGGCGTTGGCGCTTGCAGCCGAGCGCGCAGCGCGTCCATCTTGGCGAACGTCGCCAGAAGAGCGGTCTGCTTCGCTTCGGTGATCTCCCCGTGCTTGGAGAGAAGCTCGTCGAGTTCCGCGCAGATACGATCTAGCTGCTCGACGAGAGTGATGTTGTCGGCGTAGTTCTTCGCGGCGGTGACTACGGCATCGGGGTTCATCGGCATCGCGACCAGCGACACCTCGAACAGATCGACTTCCTTGATCTGGCGCACGTTGCCGTTCTCGGTGTACTCGAAGTCGGTCGTGCGATAGCCGATGCTGAACGAGTCGAGCGCACCGTCGAGGACGAGCGTGTGAACGTCCTCGCCCAGTCGGGTCTTGCTGATCTTGAAGCGCCCGAGGAGTCCCTTGTCGTCTATCTTGAGTTCTTTGGTGACGCCGAGCACTTCCCAGGGCAGGTGCGAGTGCAGGAACTTGATGCGCGAGAGCGCCTTCTCTCGCAGCGTCTTGTCGAAGGCTCCGGGCAGGATCACATCGTAGCCAAGGTCAACGTTTCCGAAGGTGCTGGCATAGCCGGCCACTTCATAGTCGCCGTTGCCGGTGGCCTTGACCTCTCCGATGCCGAAGGGCAGACCGAAATCAAGTCTCATTAGGCCACCTCCCGTGGCGCGATGTAGGCTGTAATGCGAGATGGCGGATTGTGATGTTGCGGGACAACGTCAAGCTCGTGCGATTACCAGCGAGTCCCGCGCTCGCCGGGCTGAGAAGTCCTGATAGATGGACTCCCAGGCGTAGGGCCAGCGCCAGAGATTCACGTCGAGGCACATCTCCTTCCGCACTCGCTTGTGTAGTGTGTGAGCGAGCCGCTTCCGCAATCGCTCGTCTTCGAGCAGTCGCGTGAGCTGCTCTGTCCAGTCGTCGGCGCTCTCAGCCATCAGTCCGTCCTTGCCGTCTCGCAGCGTGACTCCGTAGACGGTGGGCGAGTAGACGACGGCGATCCCGCTCGCGCCGTACTCCTGCGCCTTTATGTCACTCTTGCAGCGATTGAAGGGTTCGTCCTTCAGCACGCAGCATCCAATATCGATGCTCTTGAAGCCGAGTGGGTACTCCTCGGGCGCTAGCCAGGGCAGCGATACTACCTGCGATTCGGGCACGTACTGATACAACGACTTCGGCTTGTAGCCGTTGACGACGAAGCGAACTTCGGGGTGGCGCTTCGCGATGTACGACCAGGCGGTGAGCATCGCGTCGAAGTCGGCTGAGGGCCGACGCGCGCCCGACCAGCCAATCGTCGTGTACCCTCGCGCTTCGGGCGCTCGCAGCGCTCGCGCGAGAACCGCGTCCCACCAGCGAAGGTCGATCGCGTTGGGCGCGACGACCACGGGCTTGTCGGTAAGCGTGCGAACCAGCGTCGCCAGCCGTTGCACCGAGACGGTCACGCCATCGCACATCTGCAAGGCTTCGCGCACATTGGCGTTGGCCTGCTCCGCCTGCTCCTGAGTCTTCCACTCGCTCTCCACAAGATGCCGAGCGAAGAAGCCGGAGAAGTGATCGTCATCCACCTCGTAGATCAGGCACTTGCCCGCCCGGCGCAGCGCGTCGAACCAGCGGTCG